ACCTCCTTAGTTATAATAGTACTTATCTCAGGAACTCTCTCCAATCCAGGCCATACTGGATTGAATTTATCTTATGTACACCTATCAAATATAGCACATAACTTGCTACACTTGATCCTCTACCTACGCCCCATACAATGTTGTTCTCACGCATATAGTCTACAAGATAGATCATATAGCGTAGTAAGTCTTTCATGCCACGTTCTCTAAAAGCATCTAATTCTTCCCATATACGATCTTGTACATGTTCTGGGCAAGGTGTTTCTGCTTTACCTAGTACATATTCGTATACATTAATGTCTTTGTAAGCATCAGGCATAAACCATTCACTTTGACATACACTGTCAAAAGTCTTTTGGTCTACATCTAATGGAATATACTTCTGTAGCTTGTCAAAGCCTTGCTCTTCCATAGCCACATTAAACTTATCTACATCGTCGTTTTCATCACACAATACCACATGAACTTTATCAGCATGACCAGTATAGATCATATCAATTAGGTCTTTATTTGTAAATCGCGGGATACCGAGAGAGTCTGTTTTCATAAGCATACATGTATTTTAACTGATATTAATCAGATTGTCAAGAGAATTATCGCCGTTATCTTCAGAATTTTCTACAGGTTTAGATGATCGAAGTCTTAGTTCGTACTTTAGTTCATCTATTATAACCATCATTTGTGAACGAACGTCCGGATTCTGAGTCTGCCAGTATTTTGTTGAAATACTTGAAAGACGATCTTGTAAGTCTGCCTCAGATAATACTGTAAGATTCTCTAGCAGAGGATGACTCATTACGAGCTGTACTCGCCTACATAGTCAGCAAACACAGTTGTACCAGCATTACTTGTCCAAAAGTCTACTATTGCATATTTGTTAGATGTAGCACTAACTGTAAATGATGCTGGAAAGCCAGGACCTTTTAGTACTGTGCCGCCAACGGCATTCCAATTTATAACGTTTGACACATTATTTGTTGCTATTTGTAATCTTATTTTACAAAGTTTACCTGTTGCTCCCCATCCAGTCAAAGACAATGTAATGGGATTAGCTGCTACAGTCAAGGTTTGATAATTTCCATCTGTCCAGTTTATGTTTTGGCTTGCAGCAATATTTCCAATATTGTTAACTTCTTCTGTGTTAGCAATAAAATTTGCATCAGTTATGTTGTTAGCATTAAAATCATTATTTGCATTTAACTTTGCTGTATTAGTATCTAGTGTTGTTAGATCTGTTGCCGCATTGTTTAACTGTGTTTTAATAATGTTAAAATTATCTCTAAAGCCTTGTGAATCATTGTCCACACCGGCTACAGGGTATAGTGCGTCTATACCTTGTATTGCACTTGAACTTATTGTAGTTGCCATAATTTGTTTCTCCGTTAGTATTTATATCTATTAAAGGTTGTATTTATAATTTGCGAACATTAGATATTTTTCTTGGCTCACTCCAGTTGTGCTATCTATGACATATCTATCTATATCATAATTAAACTGGTTAAATTTTATGTTTGCATTAGTAATAGCATTTTTTACACTTGTGCTCTGCCCTGGCTTACAATATGCTAGAGGTATTGCATTAACAAACCCTAAAGTTGCTACTGCACCTGGTTGTGAAGTCCTCATCCACAAAGGTAAAAAATTAATTTCAGTCTCGCCGATAGCTTTTATTCTGTCTCTCATATTGTCAATGTTGGAAATAAATCTTTTAGTATCATTTGCTCCGTCAATACTCAATGCATCTGAATCAACTTTAATAGTGTTTTCTGGAGTGGGTCTAAATCTATATGGTTCAAATTGTCCTTGTGTTACAGGACTGGTTACATCTAATCCACTACGAACACCTACTAGAAAGCCGTCACCAGTTGTAATTCTTGCTATTGAATTATTACGTAGGGTAACAGAAAGGCTAGGTGTAATATCTACTTCAATATTGCTAAAACGTCTTGTGCCTAAAACTAAAGAGTCTGGCATAGTAAGGTCGATAGATTGCCCTTCAATAGTATATCCATCGGAAGTATAAAGCTCTGAATCTACAGTATTTTTATTTTGTGTAGTAATTGAAAAGTTAGAACGTGTTTTAATTCCTGTTGAGCTTTCTGCTGGATCAATAACTTCTACGTAAACAACTTCGTAAACTGTTTCACTGCTACCAGGATTTTTTGCTATTGCAGTTTTGACATCACCTAACTTGAATTTTTTACGCTTGTGATTTTTCGCCATAGCAGCTACATATTGATTAACTAGTTTTGTTTCTATTCCAGCATAAATTAACATTTGAAGATTTTTCTGTAAACCAAAGTTAGGGTCATTTGGTCTATAAATTTTATCATTATCAAATATGCTATTATCTGTTATTAATTCTGTCAGTGCGTCTCTTTGCTGTTGAGGAAGAAAAGGTCTTACAGTTATATTACTATACAATTTATCATCTGGATCAGTAACATTTAATGTAAATGTACGTGTGATCTTGCTGTAGCCGTAATGATCACGAACGCTTGCTGTAAAAGTAAATTCTCTATCAACACTTGTAGTGTTGCCATCTAAGACAAAACCTTGGTTATCAAAAATAGTTAGTCCCGGATTGCTTACAGTACCAAAGCTATTAATCTTACCTATTATATCTCCTCCCGGGCCTAATCGTAGTCCCGGAGGCAAAGATCCGCTTTCTAAAATATATAGTAGGTTTGCATTAGGCACAGTGGTTGTTGCTTTAATTGATAACGTGCTTATATAGTTCGCACTAATTACTCCTAGAGCAGATGCTGTGTTCCATGTAATAACACTATCTATTTCGCCTAATATTTTAACAGTAAAAGTTTTATTTTTGAAAGGTTGATCTGTTGAATTAGCTTCAGTTCTTGTAGCTCTTACTGTAAATTTATATTCAATAGTAATAGCAGGTTGGTAAGGAACCTTGCCTCCTAATTCACCTGTTTGGGTATCTAGTTGTAATCCTGGCGGCAATGTACTTACACTACCGTCGTCATTTGTTGCTTGTAAACTATAAGTAATTATTCCAGTATCTGGATTAGGGTCAATAACATCTAAGTATAATGTTACGTAATTGTTTGCTCGCCTAAATCCAAAGTTACTAGGAGTTAACCAAATAGGAACTCTCACATTAGAAACGTCTGCTGTAAAAATACCATTAGCAACTTGCATAACAGTGTTATCGGCTCTTAGGAAATCGTCGCCTACAACATAAATTTTAAATGTTCTATCTGTTGTACTATCGCCATCAGATACCCTTACTGTAAATTCATAATATCTGTTTAATTTTCTGGGTGATTGTGTAGCAGTTGATAAATCATAAATGCCTAAATCATAAAAGAAACTATCAAAACCGTTTCCTGATCTTACACCAAAATCAAAAGGAAAACTACCATAGTTATTCTCGTCATAAAATCCTGACCCCGCCGGCTTTTCTAAAGCAAGTATAGGTTCAACAACACCTACAAGTCTGCCGTCGGCTGTTAGTGTAATGCCCGGAGGTATTTCGCCTGCTATTTTTGTATATTCTAAATTATCACCTGCAGACACATCGGGGTCTGCTGCTACTAATTGATAATCTAAAGGAGCACTATCTATAATAAAAAATGCATTGTTTGCACCTACAGGCAGACTACCTTCTGGGGTTGTCCATACAGGATCGTCTGCGCCAGTTACAATTACATTAAATGTTCTATCGTTAACAACTCCGTTAAGAGTTGCTCTAACACAAAATTCATACTTTGTATCTCTTACAACCTCAAACGGTGTACCAACTATTTCATATCCGGTTAACCTCATTCCTTTAGGTATTGTTCCTGATATAACAGTTACAGTCATTCCAGACGTAGATAACGGAAGATACCGGCCATTCAAAGGTAATGATAACCTAACAGTGACACGTTCTTCAATTGTTGCTATTGTTCTATCAGACGGTATAGTCCAAAAGTCGGCCATGTAATACTCCTTATAATGTATTTATCGGAGTTAGGCAATAGCACCCATGTCGATTACTGAGGCATTTGGTGTAGTAAATGATTCTAGATCAACGTCTGTGTTTGCCGCAAAATACTGTGAAAAACTATTTATTGTAGGAATAATAGCACCAAAGTCAAAGCCAAGAACAAATTGATCTAAAGTACTTACATCTATTCCGTTTACTAAACCAGTTAAAGGTCCAACGAATGATGTTGCTGTAACTGTACCTGCGGCAGATATATTCCTACTGTTTGCATTTAAATTGCCACCTAGTACCGGAGCAGTATCAGCTGCAACTAAATTAGTACCTTCAATATCGATAAACACGTCTTCGGATGTAACCCTAGTAGTTAATCCTGTACCACCCTGTATACGGATGGTTTGGTTGCCGGTACCTAGTACAACACTGCCGCTGTCACTTACAACAATAAGTTGTTTCATAGCAGCATCGCCGCTTATAGTAATACTATTACCACCAGCACTTAAACTTATGTTAGATCCTGCTACAATACTTCTAAGTTGTAGAGTATTGTCACTTTTTTGTGCAAATATTCCTTCGCCTAATCCTAAATTTTCTGCATCACTTCCTTCAGCTACGCTTAATTTTGAATCTAAATCTGTAAAATTTGCATTTACTTTATTAAACGCCTCGCGAAGATCATCACCAGTACCGTCGTTTGCTATGCTACCTATGTTAATTGATTGTATTGCCATCTATATCTCCGTTATGCATTTATAGTAATATTTTGTGCAGCAATTACTGCCCATCCGCTGTTTGTATATAACAAACTTACACAATTAAAATCGGATGCTAATTCTACAGATGTTCCATTTGCAAATGATGCCGGAGTAATTGTTGCAGCACCAGCCCCACCTATTTTAATTATATGTTTGATTTGCCCGTAAGTTCCGTTTGCTAAAGTGTAAGCATCTGTACCAGTTGTAACAATTTCCGTACTTGTAGTAGTAAGGTTGACCACTCCTGGACCCACAATTTCTTGCATGCCACCTAAGACTACTCCGTGTAGTGTATTGTTAACACCGTCTACTAGTACTGTTGAATCATCTCCAAACACACTACCAGTTACATCACCATCAAATGTACCTGTGTGACTGCCGTCTAAACTTGTAATGTCTATCCAGGCACTGTTTTCATATGCTTGGAATTTGTTAACAGTTGTATTATATATAACCATTCCGTTAGCAGGTGTAAGGGCGTTTCGTTCTGTTGTAGTGTATGAACCAAATTGTACAAATCCGCTTACTGTAGCACCTTTGCCTAATTTAAGCATAGTACCATAAGTGCTTGCATATGCACCGTTTCTAGTTAAAAAGTTTATTTCACTATCAATATCATCTGTGCCACCTATTCTATCTGTGACTACGTGCATAGCACCTATTGTAGTATAGTCACTTCCGTCGTGGGCTCTTATTGTGATACTACCCGAAAAGTCACCGCTTTGTACTGCCGTCGGAGCAGCATAGGTTCCGTTTGATCTATTAAATGTAATTTCTTGACCATATGTACCTGTATGGTTATTCCAAACTCGTAAAATAGAAGTACCAAACCCGCCAGTGTTTGTTTCGCTTTTTAATGATAACTGAGGTTCTGGATCAGATGCATTAATTTTTTCTAAATTTATATTGCGTGTAGTTGTTATTTGTGATTCAACGTTACCAACAATTTTTCCGTTGACTGCATCAACAAGTATTGTACTGTCATCTGCAAAAACACTACCCTTTATGTCTCCTGCAAGGCTACCTACAACATCTGCAATTTTATACCATGCTCCTGCATGAGCTCCATACCAAGCACCTTCGCTGTGTACATGGATTATCATACCGTGATATGTTACAGGACTTATACTAGCTAAATCACTATATTGGCTAACCAATGACGAAAATCTTGCTTGCCCACCGTTGGTATCAATAGGACCAACTATTTTAGAATTGACGCCATCTACTAATAAAGCACTATCATCACCAAACACAGATCCTTTTAGATCTCCTGTAGGAGCAGATATCTGTGCATCAACTTCTGCTTTGGTATATGCATTAGTTATGCCATAACCTGAAAGTGTAGTAGGAGTTCCTGTAAGTTCACTAAATGCAATATTACTATTTGCAAATGTTGCACCTGTCCATTTTAAGACTTGGTTAGTAGATATACTAATCACTGCTACATCAGCTAGTTCTGAAATACTTTGGCTTGTTAAGTCTAAAGCTGCATCTGCAATACTTCCGGGCTCGTATACTCCGCTTGTAGAATTATATATTAATGCTTGTCCATTTGTTGCTTGTGTGCTTGATACGTCTGCTAAGTCTTCAGTTGTTGATACTATAGTAGGACGTCCTGTAAGTGAAGCATATTGTCCGTCAAACAATGAAGGTTTATTATTTAAATCTGTATAACTGTTTGTTAGTGCAACAGTTGCTATGGAGTTGCCATTAATTGATACACTATTGGTATCAACCACTAAATTTGCAACAGTCAATGTTCCACTTGCTGTTATGTTGACAGCGTTTACAATACTATTTGTGCTAAGATTTAAACTATCATTTAACGGTAGTTCTTTAATCTTATTATTATCTGTTGTGTCTATTACTAGCGGATATCTAACTGCCATTTTCTTTTCCTATATGTATATTTAGTGTAAATCAGCCCATCCAGCTGTACTATCATTATTAGCATCTGCTGCATAGCCTTGGAATTTTCCTGTTGTAGTGTTGTAAACGAATAAACCTTCTGCTACCGTTAATGCATCTATTGCTGCTTGTGTCAACATAGGAGCTTTAAAACTAGTAGGTTCTGCAGATCCAACAATCTTATTGTTAACACCGTCTACAAGTAATGAACTATCATCTCCAAACACGCTACCAGTTACATCACCAGTGATACCATTTCGTACAACTATTCCTGTAAGAACATCAATCTCTGATGCGCTCATATTAATTTTTGAGTTAGCAGTAATATCAACTTGTCCACCGGATGATGTTAAAGTTACTGTTCCTGCACCTGAAATACTGGTAGTGCCTACAGATGTTAATCCTATTGATCCTGTTGTTGAAGCAAAGTTAATACTAGTGCCTGTAACTACAAGAGCTCCAGTTCTTAATATATTTGCATCAACTGTTCCAACAAT